TGGCGGCTGGCCGCCTGGTAGCTGGCGACTGACATGGCCGTCTGTCGCGAATGCGCCCTGCCCGTGCTCTGGGCGCGGAGCGTCAACGGCGTCGCAGTCCCCCTCGACAAGACGCCCACTCTGGTCGGGAACATCCGCCTGGCGGGCAAGATCGCCCACAAGGTCCCCGCCGCGAACCTGCCCATCGAGGGTGAGGACGCCTACTCGTGTCACTTCGACACGTGCTCCAGGAAGCGGCACCTGACGTCCGTCACGGGCAAGCCACGGTGCAGCTCGTGCGCGCTGGTCATGGACCCGCTCGTCGAGCCCGACCAGGTCCGCCACCCATGCTGCTGAGATTCCTGTGTCGCTCGTCGCATGTGACGCGCTACGTCTGGCAGGATCGATCACGCAATCACGCTTTCACGCAATCACGCCCGTTGCCCGATGGGCGGCCACGCAGAAGGAAGGCACCACGATGACCAACACCGAGACACCCGAGCAGGCCGCACAACGTACCGAGGCCTCGATCATGGCCTGGGCCCAGGGCGACTACGCGCTGGAGACTGCCGCACGAATCACCCTCACGACGACCCTCCGCAGCCAGTTCATCCGCATGGACGGCACCCCGACCCTCTGGCTCTGGATGCCCTCCGATCCCCAGATGGGAGGGTATGCCACGCCCCGGTGGGCTGACCTCCTTGTGGCGGCCGACGACATCGAGCAGCCCGCCTACCTGAGCGGCAGCGCCAAGTTCCTCTGTCAGCTCGCGCAGAACATCGCCCATGGGCCGACGCGCTCTGGACCTCTCGACCTCAGTCGCGGGCTCTGGCAGCTCGACCGCACCAACTCGGCCGCCGTCCTGGCTGCGCTCACCGTGGGGATGACCCGATGACCACGCCCCGAAACATGAGCAGCGCCGCACACATCCGAGCCGGAGAGAAGATCCTCACCGAGGTCGACGGCATGGAGAACATGGTCTGGCGCCGAGACGCGATCCAGCTCGCACAAGCCCACTTCATGGCCGCCCGAGCAATCCAAGCAGAAGTTACAGCCCAGGCCGACGCAGACCACGGAGCCCTCCTCGACGAGATCCGCTCCGCAGTCAAAGCCGGCGACACGACCAAGATGACCGAACTCCTCATCCAGGCCGCGACCGACGCCCAGGCCCGGGCATGAGCAGCCTCACCGCCTGGCCCAACACCCACAACCAGCCACCACCCAGCGACCACCTGTACCGGTCAGTGGTCTGGCTCCTCGGCCGCCACCCCTTCGTCGCTGACCTCGCCGCGCGCTGCCCCGGCGTCGTCTACTGGGACCTCGCCGACGACGAGCTGACCCACAACGTCGACCTCCTCGCCGACGGCCTGGACACCCTGGACAGGGTCAACACCGAGTTCCGGTCCTACTTGAAACGGCACCCAGTACCACGTGACAGCAGCGACCCAAACTATGACGCGTGGGACGCTGCCAGCCCACAGCTCCCCGACACACCAGAGGGGAAAGTCGCCAAGTCCATCGCGCCCATGTCTGGTTCAGAGAGGATCCGCCTAGAGCTCCTGGCGGCGTTCTCGTACAGCGGGGCCCGGCTCAAGGTCTCCGACTTCGGACGCCTCGACACCGGTGGCACGGCGTTCCTGGCCGACTGGATGACCGCAGCAATGGCCGCATGACCACCCCACGACGTCGGGTCGTGACCGCGGCCCGCACCGCAACACCAAGGAGCACCACATGCCCACCATGACAACCACAGCTCAGCTCGCAGACCTTGACGGCCCGGAGCTGCTCGAGGCACGCAGCAGCAGTGACACCACCTGGATCAGCGCACCCATCAACGAAGGCTTGGATGAGGCACCCGAACCCGGCCGCTGCCGCTGCGGGGCGAAGCTCACCGATGAGTAACCCGTGAGCTTCGGCAGCTGCAGGTCGTGCGGTGCCCGCTTCTTGTGGGCCCGCACGACCGCCGGCAAGCTCATGCCCATCGAGGTCGCCCGCCGCCCATCTGGTGACGTCACAGCGAACGTCGCCGCGTACCGGACCGGGGCCGGCGGCACGTTCGCCAGGGTCCTCAAGGACGGCGAGACCCCAGAACCCAACGAATGGCGCACCCTCGCCCACTTCGCCGTCTGCCCCGCCGCGCTCCTCGCCCGCCAAGCCCGCCAAGGCGCGATCGACGGAGCACTCCCATTCCCCACAGCCCGAGCACGCAAAGGACGGACACGCACATGAGCAGATGGCAACTCAACCCAGAGCCCGGCATCAAACAGGAAGGCCGCGACAAAGCCGGCGCAGACCTCACCGACCCCGGCCGCGGCAAGCACCTCTGGACAGTCATGGCGCTGTACCGCATCACGAACCCCGCCGTGTCCCAAGACCCCGGCGGGCAGATCCTCATGGACCGCGAAAACCTCCTCACCATCGAAGGCCCCGGGTGCTTCAAGTGCGAGAAGCCCTGGACACCCGATATCGGCCGGCGGTTCTGCCAAGGCGTCATGACCCTGCTGCCATGATCTTCGGCAAGGACCACCGTCACCCCCGGCTGAGTTGCCCCGCGTGCGGGTACCGCTGCGACACATCGAGCCAGATATCTCCGGACGGCGAACTCAGCGGCCACGCACCCGCAGACGGTTCCGCGTCGATTTGTCTCGCCTGCGCGACCATCAACATCTACTGCAACGACGCGACCAGCCTGCGCCCTCCGACCGTGGAGGAACGGGGCGAACTAACACAAAACGCCCATGTCCAGGGCGTGGTCCAGGCACTGCTCAAAGTCAAGGACGGGCGACGCAACTGGCCCAAAGGAGAGCAGCGATGAGCGACACATGGGAAGAGATCGAGACCATGGACTTCATGCTGGCGATGTCCCCCGACATGCACACGTTCCGGCGTCGGGCGCGGGAGGGGACGCTGACCGTGATCGCGGGCACCGAGCCGGAGGGGTTTCATCTGTCCATCAGCCACCCCCGCCGCTACCCGACCTGGGACGGGGTCTGTGAGGCACGCGACCGGTTCACCCCGCGCGACAAGACATTCGTGCAGCTCCTGCCGCCCCGTGAGCAGTGGCTGAACGTCCATGAGAACTGCTTCCACCTCTGGGAGCAGGTGGCGTCGTGAGGCTCTGGCATGGCGGAGTTCCTGGTCTTCGCCCTGGTGACCTCATTGCTCCTGGTCATGATCGTCCCACCATCGAGGGTTGTGCCTACTGTGAGGCCCGAGCCAAGGAGAAAGCCGGTGGCGATCGACCTGCCATCGACCCATTGGCCGCTCACAAGGATCGGGTCTACCTCACGACATCCCGGGAGTACGCCCGGCACCATGCCTCCCTGTTCGGCCGCGGCGACCTATACCGGGTCGAGGCCGTGGGCGCCGTTGAGCAGTCCACCGAGGACACCATCGAGACCTACACCGCAGTAGCCGGGCGGGTGCTGGCCGCGTACGACCGGGCCGTCCTACTGACCTGGTCACAGCGCCGGGCACTCGACCGCGAGTGGACCACTGCTGATGAGGACAACCCTGATGCCCAATAGCCCCCGGGCGAAGGTCCGCCCTGACGGGACCTGCACCCGGTGCAACACCGTCCACAAGGGTTGTGCCGCGCACAACAACCGCGGCCAAGCCTGCGGGCTACACAGCATCCGCGGCGGCGACGTCTGCCACCGCCACGGCGGCGCCACACCCGCAGCCAAACGCAAAGCAGCCCGGACCAGGGCAGCAGTCGAAGCCGCAGCCGCACTCGCCAGAGCAGCAGTCACCCTCGGCCTAGCCCTCGACATCTCCCCCACCGACGCACTCCTTGGCGAAGTCGCCATGACCGCCGGCCACGTCCAATGGCTCCGCGGCAAAGTCCGCGAGCTCGACGCCTCAGCCCTCGCCTGGGGCACCACCGAACGCAAAGTCAAAGACGGCCTGGAAGGCGTCGACAACTGGGACCACGAAGACGACAACGAAGACGACAACGAAGACGACACAGGGGGGCGCAAGCGCAAGATCGGCGTCGACTGGGGCACCACCACCACAGAGAAAGCCACACCCAGCATCTGGTACGAGCTCTACAGCCGCGAACGCGACCGCCTCATCAAGGTCTGCAGCGAGGCCATCCGCGCCGGCATCGAAGAACGCAAAGTCCAGTTGGCCGAGTCCCAAGGAGCCCTTGTGGCCGAAGCGATCCGCAGAATCCTCCAGGACCTGGGCCTAAGCCCCGAGCAGGAATCCCGGGTCTCAGAGGTCGTTCCGCGCCACCTCAGAGCCCTCGGAGGCGGATCATGAGCAGTATGACCCTGCCGACCGCGTCCCAGATAGCCAACGTCGCCGAGGCTAAACGGCTCAGCGATCTAGCAATGCTCAGACCAATCCGTGGACCACAGGCCTGCCAGGCAACAGTCACACACCAGGCGCACGTCTGGACATTGGGCGATGAGTTCTATTACCGCTGCCCAGGAGTGGAGCAGCCATGACCCTGAACGAGTTCCTCCTGGCCCGGATCGCCGAGGACGAGGCGTATGCCCGCGAGCCATCCGGGTGGAATGAGTACGATCCCGGCGATCCCGGTAGCCCTCCCCGCGTCCTGGCCGAGTGCGCGGCGAAGCGGCGGATCATCGCGCTGCACGAGCCGGGACACGAGTGCTCGCAGTACGACCGCGATGGCGAGATCGACAACTTCCTCTACTGCCATGACTTCGAGGACTGCTCGACCATGTATCTCCTCGCACTGCCGTATGCCGACCACCCCAACTACCGAGATGAATGGCGGCCTTGAGCGTTGGGTTCCTCGAAGCTGCAGCTCGCATGTTCGATCCATCCTGGCGAGCCACTTACCCAACCCCCGGAGCCCTCGCACAGGCCTTCGATCCACGGACGGTACAGACTCCAGCGCTCGAGCTGATCGATGAGGCCCTCGTCTGGGCCGCGACCACACCTGACGCCCGCCTGATGATCTGCATGCCCCCCCAAGAGGGCAAGAGCGTGAGATGTTCGAAGTGGTTCAGCCTGTGGTTGCTGCAACGCAACCCGGACACCCGCATCGCAGTCGTCAGCTACGAGTCGAACGTGGCCAGGCGGTGGGGGCGCGCGGTCCGCGACGAAGTCACCACCAACGGCAAAGCCCTCAACCTGCGGGTCCGTGACGACCTATCAGCGCAGCACGAGTGGCAGCTCGACGGGCGCGAGGGCGGGATGTACACCGCCGGTGTTGGCGGGGCACTGACCGGCCGCGCCGTGGACTGCATGGTCATCGACGACCCGATCAAGGACCGGGCCGACGCAGACTCCCCCACCATCCGCGCGAACGTCGTCGACTGGTGGACCGACTCCGGGTCTACCCGCCTGGCACCCTGCGCACCGGTCATCATCGTGTCCACCCGTTGGCATCCCGAGGACCTGTCTGGGTGGCTCCTGGCGCAGGAGGACGCACACCGGTGGCGAGTCCTGTCGATCCCCGCCCAGGCGGAGACCCTGGACCCCGCAGACGACCCCCTGGGCCGCCATCTGGGCGAGTTCATGGAGAGCGCGCGCCGGCGGACCCAGGCGCAGTGGTGGGCCATCAAGGCCGGCCTGCCCGCGAGGACCTGGGCTGCGCTCTACCAACAGCGCCCCACCCCAGCTGAGGGCACGGTCTGGCAGGAGTCGTGGATCTCGAACTTCCGAGGCCGCACCGGTGACAGCATGCAGCGCTGGACGCGGGTCCTGGTCGGAGTCGACCCCGCAGTCACATCCAAAGCCACATCCGATGAGACGGGCATCGTGGTCACCGCCATGGACGCCGAGGGCATCGCCTGGGTCATCGACGACCGGACCCTGCGCGGAACCCCAACGCAGTGGGGTGTGGCGGTCTGGCACGCGGTGTTCGACTGGGGCGGCACCGGTGTCGTCGTCGAGGACAACCAGGGCGGGGAGATGGTCTTGGTCGTGTTGCAGACGTCCTGGCAGACCGCCGTGGCCACCTACCAACGGCTGCACCCAGGCTGGCAGCCGATGATCGCCCCGCCAGTGACCAGGGTCCACGCGTCTAGGTCCAAGCGCATCCGCGCCGAGTCCGTGGCCGCGCTCTACGAGGTCGGGCGGGTCCGCCACGCAGCTGACGGCACCGACAGGCTCGCAGCGCTCGAGGACCAGATGACGTCATGGACCGGGGTCGGCGACAGCCCCGACAGGATCGACGCCCTGGTCCATGCCCTCACCGCGCTGTTCCTGCCCAAGCACGCCGACGCCGGCGTTGGGGCGGCGAACCAGCAGGCGGCTCAGCGCCGGCGCGGTGCGGGCAGACGCTGATCACGCTTTCACGCTTGCGTGCAATCACGCTTTGTAGAGATCACGCACCCGACCCCACCAGCCCCGCTCAAGGCACGGTTTGGGTGCCACGATCTCCGCGCGCTGATTCACGCTGCATCGCAGGTCACAAGCCCGCTGGGACGCAGCAACGGCACTACCGGTAGCGGGAATCTCCGCTGCCAGCAGTGCCGTTCAGACCTACTTTCCGAGGGCTGCCCTGACGGTCATCCGGTTCAGGCCGCTGACCCTGGCCATCTCGGATTCGCTCATCACTGGGGGTGCGGTCAGGTGCATGTCGCCGATCTCATCGGGGCGGAAGCCTGCGGCGGCGCGGATGGCGATCTTGAGTCCTGCGAGGCGTGCCTGCTCTTGCAGCCTGGCGTTGTCGTAGGCGTTGGCGGCTTCCGCGACCGCACGCCTGAGGCCAGCCGCTTCCCTGTCGTTCAGGAGTAGTGCGACCAGCGCTTTGGCTGCTGCCTTCGCTGAGTCATGCCCAGAGACGAAGGGGAAGCTCTCGACCCTGGTGTCACGGATGACCCAGCGGCGGCCGGTCTCACCGCACTCGTCCACGATCACGAACCCGCAGTGGACCTCATTGATCGCAGACAGACCGCAGCGTGCGCAGAGGTACTCCGAAACAGTGTGGATGCCGTGCAGCGGGGACTCCATGTCGGGGGTGTAGTCGTGCATCTCGGCGACTGCGTTCTGGTCGAAGGTGCTCATCAGGCCACCGCCCCGAGGACCGCGACGACGGGGCGAGTCAGCGCAGTGTAGGCGTCAGCCGGGATGAGATGACGGACGATGATCGCGTCGGTCGCCGAGGTCAGCGGCCAGAGGAGCTCAGGGAGTTCGACCCAGCCACACCACGAGCTGACGAGGTCGCCGATTACCCCACTGGCTACGCCCTGTGCAGCAATCAGGCCGGAGCTTTTGCCTGCTGCCTCGGTCGCGTCGATGGCGTTGACCACGGTGTCGTCATTGCCTGTGCTGCGTGCCTCGTCGATGATCGACTTGGCCTCGGTAGGCGTGAGGGAAGCGACCCGGTCGAGGAATGAGGCGACCTCGTCTGCTTGTGGCCCGAACTGGCTGATGATGGCCTGCGTCACATCGGTGTTCATGGTTCCCTCTCCCGGGCTGGTATCTCCTGCCCTTCTGCGCTGACTGTATAGAGGTATACAGGAACCTGTCTACCTCTATACAAAAATACTTTCAGCGGCCTAGAAAACCTCCGGCAGCTCATCCCGCTCGCGTAGTGCGGCGACCAGGTCGACCCTGGTCAGGCCACGCCGGTTGACGTACCGCCCGTCGACCATCCGCTTGATCTGCCCACTGCGCAGCCCATGAGGCTTCACCGCGGCCGTGACCTGCTCACCAGACCACCCGCCATACGTCTCCGGAACTGCCTCTGCGAGCCGCACAGCAAGGTCCGCGCACCACAACTGATCCTCACCAGCCGGCCACACCTTGATCAGGTGGTCAAGGATCGAGGACCGGTCCCGGTCGACGTCCGGGTCAGCACCGGCAGCGTGGCCGGTCAGGAGGCCTGCGAGCTCACGCGCAGCCCGAGCCCTTGCCACGATGGTCGTCGCGGTCGGGGTGTCGACGTACGAGATCCGCACGACCACCGGGTCATCACCCTCGCCAGCCAGCAGCGCGATCCCCCGGTCCGAGCGGGCGAACATCGTGGCCCTGATCCCCGCCTTGTAGCTCGAGGTGCCCAGGACCATGTCGTTCTCAATCTGACCCATGACTTTCAGGCACAACCGCAGAACCGCGTTCGCGCTGATCCCAGTCGGCAGGCTCTTCGCGTCCGGGCGTTGGGTCGCGTTCCAGACCATGATCCCCACCGCAGGGCCACGCTTGCCTAAGCGCTCAGACAGGTCCGCGATCTCAGCACCGTGGGTGGGGTCCTGGAACGCGATCCCGCACTCATCCATTGCCACGATCACCGGATGCAACCCGAGCTCTGGCCTGGAGGCGAGAGCGTCGGTGACCTTGGACTCTGGACAGACGTCCTTGGGGAGGTGGCGGACGGTCTTGTACCGGGCCTGCATGTCGGCGTGGAGGTCTCGGAGGTCCCGGACGATGTACTCGATGTCCTCGCGGTCGTCACCGGTCCGGTAGGCGTGCGCGACTCCTTCCAGGGGGCTCATGTCCGCGCCGCCTTTGAGGTCGAACACGTGGATCTCGCAGCGGGGGTCGAGGGCGGCTATCAAGAGCAGTAGGCGCAACAGGAAAGTTTTGCCCATCCTCGGAATGGCACCGATGATCCCGCTCGCGTACATCAGGGTGACCTGGACGGGCCGGCCGCGCTGGTCAACGCCGATCGTGACGGGCTCGAAGACGTTGGCCTTACCGGCTTTGGTCAGCGGCCAAGGCGTCGGCTTGCTCGAGGACAAGCTGCGGTCGCCGACCCAGAGGACCAGGCGCCCCTCGTGGCTGTCCGCGTCGGGCTCAGGCCACACGCACCCCAGGGGCCGGCGGAGCCCGGACGCGACGCGGTCGCGGCGTTCGATGACGTCGCCGGCGGTGACCCCGGGCGGGAGGTCGATGTCCGCGCGCCACCCGGGCCCGTCGCGGGTGATCGGCGAGGGGAACCCGACCGCGGTGGGTCCGCCCTTGGCCATGGCCTTATTGAGCTCGCCGATGCCCAAGGAGGCCAAGGCAGTGAGGATCAGCTCGCTAGTGAGCTTGGGGATCGCATTGCTGTCGACGGCGCGCCGGGTCAGTGGTCGGTCCGGGCGGCGCCCAGCCAGGCCAAGCGCGACCACGGCCACGGCTGCGGTCAGGGCCAGGGTTGCGCGGGTCAGGGACTCGACCGCGACCATCCCCGCCATGGCCAAGGCGAGGAACCCGACACCGACCATGACCAGGCGGCCGCGGACGATACTCCTGCGCTGCTCGGTCAACTGCATGAACACGTTGGCATCTCCTTTGTCTTTCAGACTGCTCACGGTGGAGCGGACGGTGCGGCTCTCTGGATCCAAGGCCCACACGCACGTGGTCCGGGTAATGCGCCACACCCCAGCTGGTGACAGCCACAGCAACCTGCCCCCGTACAGGGGCAGGCGCAGGCCGTGGAATACCGCAGTGTGCGCATAGTGGACGGACGCCCACCTGGCGGCCTGGGTCGCCGTGCGGCGGTCCCTGAGCCAGTCCGGGATGAGCTGCCGGCGCTGTGCCCCCGACCACCGCTGGGCTGCGGTGGGGTGGGCGACAACGATCCCATCGATTGCCGGCCGCTCCAGCTCCGGCTCGTCGACCATGGGCTCGGCGAGCTCACCGGCGACCACCTCAGGGAGGGCGACGTGTCGGGCGCGGGCATCGGCCAGGCTCACGACCTGGCCTGTGTCCTGCACATCCGTGACGTCCTGCTCAGGATCGGGCTCGGGTTCTTGCTCCTGCTCGGGCTGCTCGGGCTGCTCGGTCATCGGCCACTCACTCCGTTCTCATAGCGCTGATCAGCATCGCGACCATGCCGACCACGCAGGCCGCTGCGATCAGGTGCTTGGTCGTTTGGCTGATCTGGACGACGAAGATGAGCCACCACGTGAAGGCGGCCCAGAGGATGTAGGACCCCCAGACCACGAGGGCCCAGCCCAGGTGGAACGTCGTCGTGGATGTCTCACGTGCAGCTGCTCGGCGGCTCGCTGTGGTTGTCATTTCGCTGACGACCGGACAGTCGCGTAGCCCTTGTCGACCAGGTCATTAGCCTTCCCGCCGATCATGGAGGTGCCGCCCAGGAGGAGGCCGGTGATCAGGCAGAGGGCGACTTCGAAGGGCCGTAGGCGCCCGGTCGAGAGCCCGACGATGATCCCGAAGACCAGGATCGCGAGGACGATCCCGACGCCGGGGCTCACCGGGTCACGTCCGGGGTGCTCTCGTCGATCGTGAGCACGATCGGCTGCGGCGTGATTGCGTGAGAGCGTGATTGCGTGAGTTCACGCACCAAACGCACGATGGCGATAACCCGGAATGCCACTACGTAGATCCCGCACGGGACCCCCGCGACCAGGGCGAAGCCGAAGATGAGACCCGCGCCCCCGGGCCAGCTGCCGCCATGGGCAGTGATCAGCAGGGTCAGCAGGACGGTCCAGACCGCAGACACGAGCATCACCCCAAAGGCGATGTCCTGCGGGGGGACCGCCCGCACACGCACCCACAGGGGTGCAGCGGGTTCAGTGATGGGGTTGTTAGGACTCTGGGTCGCGCTCGTACGCTTACTCATAGGTCTCTGCCTCTCATCCAGGTTGGGACTTAGTCCCGGCGGCGGAGGTGCAACTTCGCCGCCGGGACGACTTGTACTGCGATCTTTCCTACAGGTGTTCGCTACCGATTGCGAGGCTTGCGGGCCTGCTTCTTCTTCCCTCCCTTCCTTCCCTTCCGGAGGTCGGCCCAGGTCATCTCTTTCGGGACGAACCTGGATGTGACGAGCAACGCGATGCAGATGGTGCCCATGACGATGTTGAAGGTGGTCATCAAGGTGCTACCTGCTGGCAGATGTACTTGTCAGCAATCAAGCACTGGTTGCTCTCCATTGCTTCGTCCATTGCGTTGAGGCCGAAGTGAGCAGCCACGGCGAAAAGGGCGATGCCGATTACCGCTGTCGGAAGGCTCATCGTCCACTTCTCGTCACCCTTGTTGGCCACGGGGATCAGCTCCACCGTCGTCGTGAGTTCTTCGTGCGCCCGCTGGCGATCCAGCCCGGGCGGAACCAAGACCCGTGGCGCAGCCTGCGGGGCTGGACTGGCTTCTTCTTGGGCATCACTTGCCTCTTTTCGGTTGGCATGCGGTTGCTGCGGGGTTGGTGACGGTCTTGTGGGCCAACTGTGCCCACTTGCCGTAGGCGCCGGGGACTCCGGACTGCTGCACGGCTTGGGCGGCGTCGTTGACGCTCTTGGACTGCCAGCTGGGGACGCGGCGCAGGTGCTGGTAGAACGCGGTGGCCGCGGATCCGGGGTCCATGCGCTGCGCCCGGCTGCCCCAGCCCGGTCGCTGTTGGAAGATTCCTGCGTTGTCGCCGTCCATGCCGCCCTTGAGGTTGTACAGGCCGCTCTCTTGCAGGGCCGTGGCGATCGCGACCTCTTGGCCGCGGCGGGGGATACCCATGTCGCTGCCTGTGGTGATGATGGTCCGGGCGTTGGATTGCTGGGTTCGGGTCAGGCAGGTCATGCTGGCCGGCCCAGAGTCCTCAGCTGCATGGGCCTTGTGCTGTAGGCCCATGTAGGCCGCGAAGACACACAGGCCCAGTCCGATGACGTGGGCGCTTCCGCCGTTGCCTCTGCTCATGTTCACACCTCTCATCCAGGGTGAATCCGCTATCGGTGCTGCGCAGGCGGGTGCAACCGTCTGGGCGTTACCGTGACCTTTGTAGCGTGCCACACGCCACACCCGGCTGTCAGAGGACACACAGTGCGTACTTTTCTCCACGATCAGTGGGCTTCGCTGAGTCACATCGACGCGATGCCTGATGGACACTCCGGGACAGGCAGGCCGTTGGGGGTCGCGTCTTGGATCGACGACGTCGACGCGCGCAGGCTGACGTCCTACCGGATCTTGTCCGCGTATGCCGACAATCTCCGCCGGTTCTACTTGCCGGAGTCGATGTGGAGTACCTCCGGCGGCCTCGAGTTGGACGCGCTCGGCAGGCTGCCCTCCAGCTCCGACCCGTCACCCGCGGCCAAAATCAGGGAGTACGGGCACGCCGGGCTCATCGTCGACGCTGCCCGCGCCCTGGTCCTGGGCGAGGACCAGACCCTGGTCGTGGTCGACCCGACCCAGGAGGGCGACAAGGAGAGCCCTGCGATCGTTGCGGTCCGGGAGTGGCTCGAGGCCTGGGCCGCCAAGGAGCGGCTCACAGGCAAGCTCCTGACCGGCGAGGAATCCACCATCACCGACGGCGACGGCGTCTACGTCCTGGGCTGGTCCCCGCGGGCTGGCCGGCCCCGCCTGAAGCTGTACGACCCGGGGTTCTACTTCCCTGACTTGAGCGCCAAGGACCAGCCGGAGTATGAGGACTGGGACGACGACGACTTCCCGCCCGTGGTGCACCTGGCCTGGGAGAGCGAGGTGGCCAAGGGTGCGACGATCCTGCGGCGCACCAGCTGGCGGATGGTCAAGCTCGACCAGGCCGTGGCTGCGCCGTGGGGTGGGACCCGGACCTGGACCTGCATGATGGACGTCATCGAGATCGGCACCGACTGCCTCGAGCAGGGCTGGACGATCCACACCATCCCAGCAGGGCACCCCGCGGTCACCGTGGTCAAGCCCCCAACCGACCTCGGCATCGACTTCCTGCCCGTCGTGCACGTCCCCAACGATGAGCCCGGTGAAAGGCATTTCGGGCGGTCCACGCTGATGCGGGTCGCGATGATCCTGGACGACCTCATGGGCGCCGACACCGACCTGTCCATCAGCTCCGAGCTGAGCGCTCCCGCGCCGACCGTCGTGACCGGGGCAGGGTCCCCGACCTTGGACGGCGGCCCGGGCGTCCAATGGAATGCTCCTGCCGGCGCGAGTATCACCCAGCTGGACACCAGCAAGAGCCTGGATGCTCAGCTGAAGTACTCCACCCACCTGATGGAGACCCTCAGTCAGAACACCAGACTGGCACTGGTCCTCTTGGGGAGGGTCGATGTGTCCGCGGCGCCGTCGGGGTACGCGCTAGAGCTGGGATTCGCGCCCACGAGCGCGCTCGTCAGGGAACTGCGCAACGTCCGGGCCGTCAAGTACCCGCTGCTGCTGAAGTTCGCCCTGCGGCTGACCCAGGCCAACGACCCCGGCCAGGTCCCAGCCGGTCCAACCCCGGACCTGTCGATCGACCTGGGCGCGGCCCTGCCGGCGGACCTGCCGGCCGCGATCGCCGCAGTGAAGGACCTCTTGCCGATCCGGGCGATCAGCACACCGACGGCGGTCCGGATGCTGATGCGCGCAGGCCTACCCATCGAGGACGCTGAGGCTGAGATCACCCTGGTCATGGCTGAGGCACTCGCAGGCGGGCACATCATCAACCTCCCCGGTGAGACCACCCCGCCCCCTGCGGCCTGAGCGGTGTGGCGTGTCACATGCGGCATACCACAATCGCGACTACCGTGGGCGACACGATGACCACGATCTTGGAGACAGTATGCCGACTGGCTTGAAGCGGTACCGCAGCAAGTTCCACCCCTATGCCGGACTGGCATTCGGCGCGCTGTGCGATGACGCGAGTGACGCCGCAGCCGCAGCTGCCGCCGCGCTAGCAGCCGGCGGTGGTGGCGCGCCGGCGAAGACGTTCACGCAGGAGCAGGTCAACGACCTCATGGCCGGCCAAGCAGCGAAATCCAAGCGCGCCAGCGCCGCCGAGATCGCCACGGAGCTCGGGATGAGCGTGGTCGACGCCAAGGCTCTGATCGCCGCGAGCAACGCGGCCGCTGAGGCCGCCAAGACCGAGGCGCAGAAAGCCACGGATGCCGCAGCCGCAGCACAGACCGCAGCTCAGGCCCTCGGTGCGACCGCCGCGCAGGCCGTCCTGGCCGCGAAGGTCACCACCGCCCTGGTCATCGCCGGCTGCGCCCCCCAGGTCGAGGGCAAGACGAACCCGGCGCTGGCCCTGGCCGCGCGCCTGGTCGAC